TAGTTCATCTTGCATCTTCTGCATTTGATAAAATATAGATGTTAACACTGGATTATCATCTGGATGATCTATAACAAGAGAAGAATGAATTCCTTCATCAAACTTAGCTTTTAATTTAGCTAAATCTGATCCAGTTTTATTATGTACTGCTTTGTGCTTTTTTGATTGTAATGCCATATTAATTTATTCTTATATCTGCAAAAGCGTTTCCGTAAATTATAGTAAATGCTCCTGAATCTGTTCTTCTAGCAAAAACAGCAAGACCGTGACCTTCACTTAAGATAGCATTAGATCCTGAAAGATCAAATGTTTTTACATAATTTTCATTAGAACCGTATGATCCATTATGATTTGTTGCAGTAATTGATACTATAGTTACATTAGCAGTAGAGTCATCAACTAGAGGTACTTTACCAAAATAAAATTCTAAGTCTGAAGGACCTGAAGTTATATAAAAAGCCATAGTAATTCTTTTAACAGTGCACGCATATGGAGCTATAAAAGAACATGCTCTTATAGCATTTGAATCACTCTCTTCTCCTACGTCAGTGCCAAAGGTAATGCCTGTAGCTCCAAAAGAGTAATAATTATTTTGACCGCTTAAAAAAGTTAAATAAACGTCATCTCTAGTTAAATCAACAAGAATCGGTACGCCCACAAACTTCCCATCTGTATCTAGTCTTGCGCAAGATGTATCATTTTGAGCAAGTATTATTTGGTGATCTCCTACAGAGTTTATAACTAAATCTCCATCTTGAGATCCATTAACCATATCGTTAGTGCCATTAGCTACACCTATCTCAACAGAATTTTCGTCATTAGTTAATGTTATCTTAGGTTCTATATCAGAAGAAGATCCAATAGCCAATGTCTCAGCAACATTTGCAGTTCCTGTAACTGTTAAGCTACCAGATGTAGTAGTTACTGAAGAAGTTCCAAAACCCAACGTAGCATTAACAGTATTATCACCTATTGGAGATCCACCTTGATCATTACCTCCTTCAAGAATTAAACCTGCTCTTAGAAGCGGTACATGCAAAGAAGGCCCAGTATTTGTAGTTACATTAAGTGTTAATTTACCAGTTTCTTGAGCGTTACTTGCGTCGCCTATCTCAGCAAGTATTTGAGCGTACTGAGTGTCGCTTGGAGTACCGTCATCTTGAGCTATAAAATCTATCCTTCCCACATCGTCGCCATCAACAGCGTCTATAGTTGATGAATCTGGATCTCCTCTTGTTGTAAAAAATTCTAGAACACCAGAACTACCATTATTATCAGTAGCGTGTAACCTAAGTGTAGGCTCACTTGATCCACCATCACCGTCAGTTTTTATAGTAAGTAAATCACCATTAACAAAAACATTTCCATCTAATGATAAAGTACTACCATCAAATGTTAAATCAGCAGAGTGTGATATAGCGCTAGTGCCGTTTCCTACAAGTATTTGATTAGCAGTTAAAGATGTAGATCCAGTACCACCATTTCCAACAGGTAGTGTTCCTGTTACATCAGCAGTCAGGTCAATTTGATTTCTTGTAATCTCTTGACCTGATATAGTAATATAGTCTGGTGTACCAGCTAAAGTTACAGCTGGAGCGTCTGCAAGAATTTGATCTTGAATAGCAGCAGACGTCATCAAGCTAGTGTCGTTATTAACAAAGCCTTCTGCAGAAGTCTGTATAGTGGTTACATCAACGCTATCCAGTATAAGGCCTGTTGTTACTGACAGATCTCCAGATATCGTAGTAAGAGATGCAGATCCGTTGCCTATGATAACATCTACCTCACCATCAGCATCACCGTCTTTTATAATCAACCCAGACTCTAAGTCTGCATCGTGTGAAGCTACACTTAAAGTAAGCTTACCTCCCTCTTGACCGTCCGTAGCTACCTCTACCTCACCTAGAATCCGAACAAACGTAGTTTGAGTTTGCCCTGCATCGTCAGAGAAAAACTTTATCACGCCTATATCATCGCCAGCAGCTCCAGCAGCACCCTTGTCTTTTCTAAAATGAATATAAGAAGGGTTAGCGCTTGCTGAGTTGCGGTTATCTAAAATTATACCAGGCTCACCTTGATCGACGCTTATTAATTGCAAAGCATCACCGCCTGCTGTATCCCAAAGAGCCGAAGTCTCAGCGTTTAAAGTACCGTCAGCATTTGCTGTAACAACCCTACCTGCAAAACCACTACCTAGATTTACAGCTATCTCAGAAGCATCTATATTAAAAGAGTCTGAGTCTAAACTTACGTTAACGAAGTTTCCTGACGTAGCATTATAAGCTAACACTTGATTGTTAGAAACTGATGTTATAGCGACATCAGATAGCTCATCTAAACTAATATCAGAATTTAAAAACGTACCGCTAGTAGAGTCAAACTGTAAAAGCTGACCATTTGTTATAGACGATGCGTTTACGTCGGTAAGGTTTAGTATGCTAGTAGGAGTTACAGAAGCGTCTAGATCTATAGAAATACTATTCTGCGTCTGTATAGCTGTAGTATGCACATTGGTAGTGCTAGATAAAGCTAAGTTTACCTCGTCACTGCCTACGGCCTGGGTAAGCACATTAGTGCCTGTCGATATGCTTAAGTTTATATCGCTCATACTGTAACATCCTCATTTACTTGCAACACGCCTTGAAGCCATGTTTGAGTTACGCCAGACACTATTGTTTGTAGATCGTATGTGTACAATCCGCTAGTAATGCCAGCCATAATATTCGCTGGGATAGTGATAGTAATAACACCGCCAGATGTTCCAGTAATGGTCAACTGATCATTTGTTATAACAGAATCCTCAGAAGTATCTGTAGCACGCACCTCCATTTTAAAAGAGTATGTAGTAAGATCTACTGCTGCGCCAGCAGCGTCAGTAATATTTATAACAAGATTGAAGGTATCACCCTTTCTGCAAGTAATATCTAATCTTTTGGATACATCGAGGTTTACTACTGAACTCATATCATTGATTGTAAAAAGTTTTGTATATCTTGATTGTCAGACTCTACATCTGCTAAGGGAGCACGCTCACCTTTTCTTTGAGAAATAAGTTTAGACTGCTCTACAGCTTGCTTCTTTACCCTTTGGTCTTTTCTATCGTCCTTCATTGTTTCGAGCTTTTCCCTAAACATTTGCTCCCCAGAGCGAGTTCCTCCAGCCATTTGAGCTTTAAGCTGCTCTAGTTGCATGCTCATCTGATGCATAGCCTGAGCTACCTGAACGTCTACCTGACCTTTAAGTTGTATTTTTTGTGCTTCGAGCTGAGCCTGCATCTGCATCTCTTGCTGCTTGGCTTGAGAAGCTACTTGAGCTGCTTGAGCGTTAGCTTGAGACTGAGCCTGAATGTTTTGTTGCTGCTGCTGCTGAAGCATCTTTATCCTTCTTTTTCTTCTTACGATAAGCAGTTTCTGAGCTTGATCGATATCCTTTAACTGACGTACAGCCATAGCGTCCTCTAGATCTATTTCTTTCTGAGCTAAAGAAGCTTGAAGATTTTGCTCTAAGAAAATACGGTCATCATCAGACATTGTTTTAACAACCTGTACACCGAAGTTGTACATAGGTAAATCCTTAAATGACGTAAGGATTTCCATACTGTGTTTACCTATAGCTTTTTCATATACCCCATAAAGAATAGATTCCTCTGGGATAATCTGTAAACACTTAACAATATCAGAGCATACTTTCTTATATAAAACAAGCGATGCGTTAGTAATATCGTACAATGCGTTATTACCTGCAGCGATAGCCTGCTGCTGAACACCAACAAGAGCGTCGCCTTTTGGAGTAGAAGCATCCATAACTTCGTTAACACCAGTGGCGTCACGAATCATACGTAGGTAGTGATTGTATAAACTAATGAAAGAGTTTATGTTTCTTATCTGATTTTCTATAGAACGTATCGGTGGGTTTTGGAAACCTCCCTCTGGATTCTTAGAGCGATAGTACATAATACCTGTCTGCTCGTATATATCTTGAATCTCTAAAGGACTAAGCTCACCACCCCTGCCTAGCTGCACGTTTTCTAAACCTTCTATGTCTATAATCAATCCATCAGGCTTAGCTTTAGCAATAGCTTGTTGGATCTTGCAGTGTGTTAATTGTAGTTGATCAGCAAATCCAGTAACGCTACCTACCAAAGACTTAGGCATCATTCTCCTAATATTTGTGCAGGCTATACTATAAGAAAGTGTACACTTAGATATATCATGAACATTTTTAGGAATGTTCTTTTGTTGAGAGTAGTTAAATAATCTACCGCTATCTACAATATAACATCCTCCATATATTGTTTCTACATCCATCTTATATGGCTGCCTGTTGTATACAGAATCAGAAACTGGCTTGTACTCACTGCCCTTGAAGTAAAATCCTACATTGCCAAACTGAGATTCTTTACTCTCATAGAAAACCTCGTCTACGCTTTTAAACTCAAACTGTAAAACATCTATAAGGTAATCATCATACCCATACGTCATCTTTCTACCACTTCTGTCGTAACCTCCGCTAGCAAACTTACCAGAATCGTTATAGCTTTTATGCATAACCTTCTGCGCCATTTCTTCATACTCCTTTTCTGTAAACTCGTCGCCAGCCATACGCTTTAGATCCATAATAGACATACGCTTTACATGACCTGCATAAACGATGTCATTCATATTGGGATCTTCAGTATAGCTATGTACGAAGAATGAAGGATCTACATACTCTTCAGTAATACCGTAGTTAGGATCGTTATTTCTTTTTACAACACCTATACCGCATGTGACAAGATCATTGACAGAGCGTCTATATATATGCTCATCGAAATCATTCCAATCTAAAGTAAGAGATGTAGCTAACTGCGCCGCTATCTCGGCGCTAGTTTTTATGTTTTCGTCTAAGAATATTTCTGCTTCCTCAGTAGTATCTGGTACGCTTTCTGGATCAAGCTCCATAGTTAATCCAAGCTGCTTAGCCTCTGTAAACTCTGTTTTGTTTTTTATCGTAGAGTTTATCTTAGCCTTCTGCATTTCTTTTTCTTGCTTAGATATAGGATCTATAGCTTCGACAGCAGGGTACGGTTTACGGGAAAGTATTCTGTTTACAACGACCTTTACAAACTTAGGCACGATAGGTACAGGAGACCAGTCTATGTTAAGTAACGTTCCGTCACCATTGTTAGGATCCAGAGAGTTAAGTATTTGTTTATAGATAGATGTATCCTGCGTTCCGTTAGCGTAGTCTCTATTTTTCTCAAACTCATACATCCTACGATTTAGTAGCGATGAAGAGTCTTCGCCAGAGCCCCACTGCCCGTGGATAGCTTTAGCGTATTTTAGTCCGTATTCATTTGAAGCCTTTTCTATGGGACTTGCAAATGGATCTGGGAAGTTGCCGTATGTTCCTTTACTTTGTCCGTACTCCATTATGCTTCAGTTGTCATATCTGCAAATATACTGTTTTTCACTTTTTTAGAATTGAGGGGCCCGAAGAGTTGTATTTGTATTTTCTGAAAAAAGTTTTCTCGTTAAAATTACTCTTTTTTATTTTCTTGTCTACCTTTTGAGAAGCCAGCAAAGCCAGGCCAGAACTTATAGTAAGGTCATACTTTGTTCTATCGTTTATTTTAAAACCTATCCAATCTTCTAACGTGCGGTTGAAATACATCCTTCCCATATCCCCTTCCTCATTATACCCCACATGCTGATGGATATAATCTTCTACAGCTTGAGCATGAGCTTGGAGTACATCTTGTGAGTTAGAGGGAATGCCTTTTGTTTTAACGTTACTACTGTAACTAGATGATTTTAAGTGATCTGGTCTATCTAAAACATACCCGTCATAACCACGTTCTTCAAAGTAGCGTACTATACCATACTTATTATTCTCAATAAGTAAAGGATACCCATAAAAGAAAGAAGCCATAAGTATATCCTCATAAAAAATCTTAGCCATAGGAGGACGGCTTACATATTCTGCAACAAACATGTTAGACGGATACACCATATTAAACTTGTTAAACAAATGGCAAGCACCTTTCGAACCTCTCCCGTCAACAGTAGCATCAAGATCGTAAGAGTCGACACCGCCACAACCGAATGAAGCGTTTGGTGCTATAAGCTTACCTCTTTCTAAAACTCTTTTGTTTTGCATTTCCGCTGGAGGCATCCAAGCTACCCTCCACCTTCCGTCAGCCATAGGCCTAAATGCAACCCTCCCGTCACGCTTTCCATCTACCCAAACAAAGTTTCCTTGAACAACAGGGTTAGGATATAAGTTGTCATTGTTTTCTATTTGCTCATAAATCTTTCCTATATTAAATAGGCTGCCCTCTATACTATCTCTAAAAGCTTCTTCAGGAGAAAACGGAAACTGACGTATAAACTCATTAAGTTCTCTAGCGTCAGTCTTCATGGCAGACCTTTCATTTTTCAAAAAAGTCTTAGAACCAAAAGCTACAACCTCTCCATCGATACCTTCGACTGGAGACTTAGGATCTTCTACAACGGGATCTCCGTGAATATCAAAAAATCCTTCTAGCGCATCATAAGCTGGGATAAACAGTCTATACAAACCAGATACAGTTCTTCCGTTGGCATTGCGCATACACGGATCAGAGTCTTCCCATAACTTTTTATACTGCTTACCACCTTTGTCCATAGGGTTTACTGTACTACCAACCAAAGATTTACCCACTATCTTCCTACCTACAATAAGGCAAGTCCTTTGTATCCTCCACGCCTCCTTTATATCGGTAGGCTTTTCCCACTTACCTGCCTCATCGAGATACAATAGATGCAGCTTTTCTCCGTCATACGCATTGTTAGTGGTGTTCTTCCAATTGATAATTGTATTTAACGCTTCACCTTTTGCAGAGGTTTTATTGTTTTTTGTTATACGTTTTGATGGCTCTCGGAAAGCTAGTTCCATACGTGGGTTTGTAGTACCGTCCTGTATAGGCTTAAAGAAGAAAGGGTACGATTTAAAAATCGGGACTACCTTTTTCATAAATATGTTTTCCTGAGCGTCTTTACCTGTTTTCGACTGGATCCCCAAAAGCTTGTCTTTAACCTGTGTAGCTTCGTCCACAAGAACAGAAGCACAGATATTGGTATAGCCAGAGCGACGACACTTAGTATATAGCTGACCGATACAACGAGGATCAGACTCGCACGCAGCCATGTGTAGATAGATTTCACGTTGGTAAGAAAGATACGACGGGTAGCCGATATCTATTCTGGACCACTGTAAGAACATGTAATGACGCCCCGATATATATACAGGTGTGCCGTTATTATAAAACCAAAAACCCTGACGCCTACGTCTATATTCTTCTTCGATATACGGACGAAACCTTTTTCTAAATTCGCTCGGCGCCTCCATCCACTCGTCCATACTGCGAATCCTAAGCAGCTCTTTGGGTAGTTCTTGACGCCTCCAATATTGATCCTCCTGCGGAAGGTCGTGGAAGGCAATATCGGAATTGGCTGGTTGTTTGGGAAGCATAATGTGTAGACCACTGATTGTGATAACTTTACCCTGCGTGCCATCGGGGCATATACCAACAGCTTGTTCATTATATTCATTAACATCGATAAGCATTATTTAGAAAAACGTTCTGCAAAGCCGCTACTGTAATCAACCTCTTCTTCTATCTTTCCGTTGCTAGAAAGATCTTTTAACATCTGCTCTAGCTTCTGGCGTTCTATAAGAAGTTCCTTACAATCAATAGCAGTTTGCTTTATAGATTGTAACTCAGCTTTACGTGCGCTACCATTTATTTCTTGATCAACAGGTTTTTTAATTTCACTAATCATATTATCTATGGCCTGCTCCATAGAAGACATAAGCCTTTTAGCTGCACTCGCTGTCGTAAACTTTGACATAGCTTATATCATCAACCCTCATTCTATAAACAACATCACCATTATCTAGCTTTATTTTATAGTCAGAGTTTTTATCAAAACCTATAATATCACCTGGCTTTACACCTTGAGCTTCTAACTCTGGATGAGGCATATATACTTCTGCCTCATCAGCAAGTTCTTTCTGTGTGGCAAGCTCCATTATAATACCGCTTTCAGAAACCTCATCCTCTCTTTCGTCTACAGGTAAAACAAACAACCAGTCAGAAAGCATATGCAACTCATCAGAGTCTTTATCTCTATATGCTATTGCTTGACTCATCCTTCCGTTTTCTGGATCGTAAAGAACAAGATGCCTTTTGTCCCCTAAGTTTAACGCTGGGTTTGTTGTTACGTGATGGTGGAATATAAGG